TTTACCACAATACTCTTTTTTATCGGATTTGCCACTCAAAGAAATTGCAATACGCCTTAATTGCTGATTCTCCGTCATATCCCCCGCCTGAAAAAACGCCACAGGAACACCCTGTCTACAAGCGGTCAAAGCAATTTCCAACAACAACCATGTCTTTCCTCTTTTCTCTGCTCCCATGAAAGCAATGAAAGAACCTCGAGTAAATTGTGAATTCCAGAACGTGCCTAAGGCTCCTGGGAAATACACCATTCCCGTCGCAGCCTCCTTAAATGACTGTGACAACTTATGCAGCGCCTCCGTACTATGCAAGTCAAGGTCTGTGGTTGTATCCTCCTGAAAATCTAAATACCCAGAAGCAATTTTCGTCGCAGCCTCTACTGACCCAACTTCAACCAATTCCTGAATTGATGATGTGTGCAGCAGCAAACGACGTTCCCGAAAATACACACGAGTCTCCGCTATCAATGCAGTCACATCAATATCTTGCCTTTCATATTCCTCACTCAGACCAGGTAAAAGGTCCTGCTCAATCATTTCAGCAATATCCTTAGGAAAATTGGATGCTTTTGCCTTTCTGATATATATCAACTCAATATCTCGCCCGGGAGCCTTCCCATATTGCCAATAATACTCCCAACACCATTGAGCCACCCTCCGAGCCGTTGAGGACTCCAAATATTTAGGATTCCAGATTTGTGAAATGCCCTTCAAATACTCCGAGGATACAATAAGCCCGATCAATATTTTTCGTTCCATTATCCTTGCAATCTATAATCAATGGAGGGCGTTTCAACGATACAGCACATCTGACAAATTCTGGAAGGAATCCTGCCGTCCCCTAACTTCAAAGAAAGCTCTCCTGGAGAAAAATTGCCTGTAATAATGGTATCCAACAAAGCCTCATACCTTCGATTCAGAATTACATACAAAATCTGATAAGCCCAATCCGTTGTTTTCTCTACTCCCAAATCATCCAACAACAGCACATCCACCTTACTATATCTTCCAATCACCTCCTCTTCAAAGTTTTCACTGCCTGCAGAATAAGAGGACCTAATCTCTTGCAATAGATCAGGTACAGTGACCCAGATGTACGTCCTCCTTATATGTGACATGAAATCTTGACGCATCCATTCCACCAACATTTTCATTCCTAAAAGAGTCTTTCCTGAACCTACAGTCCCATAAATATAGGTGCTCCTAAGAGGTCCAGAGTAAGGTTCAGGGAATAGTACCAAATCCCTCTGAATCCTTTTAGAAAAGCGGGCAGTGATGCCCCCTAATTTTTCATTCCATAATTTCTCCCGTGCCGTCATCGTCGGTTATCTTTATTTTTCTCTGTTTCCATTCCTCTGTGGCCCCCACCACTGCAGGAGTCCATCCTTTGGTTGGATATTTATGTGGTTCTGTGGAATTAGGCCTAATAACTGGTTTAGTGGATGCCCCTGAGTAATAAGATTCATTTATTTCCCAGGTCCTGACAGCAGCCTGCCAATTTACCATTTGGACCTTACCCACCTTCCAACCATTCGCCTTATAGTGATTATAGAATTTGACCGGATCTACTCCCTTGTTCCGTTTAGTGCAATATTCCTTGACCCACGCGAGTCTAGGTGGCACTATTTTTGCATATATAATTTTTTTGTTTTTGTTATTTAGTTCTTGTTTTATATGACCCCCCGAATTCGATATGACTTGTCCCCCCGAATTCGATATGACTTGTCCCCCCGAATTCGATATGACAAGTCGTGCGAACGTGGCGACTTTTTCAAAGTGAATTTTGATGAATTCTTTGGCCGGAGTACCTGCCCTTTTCACTTCTAAAAGGTCCAAGTTGAGAAGTTCTGCCTTGGCCGTCCTCACGGCATATTCAGAGAGTCCTAAATCTGTGGCCTGTTGCGCATGAGTGCAATAAAACCATCCATCATACCCTTCTCTTGTCTGAGAATATTTCAGATGTTTATCAATGTAGTTAGACAGAACGGCAGCCTGAACCAAACCTAATTGGCTCAATAGACATTTATTTAGAATTAAATACCCTGTTGATTTGAAGGCTTCAATGGCCAATGCTTCTATCAATTGTGCCTTTTCATTTCGGGTCCTTTCCATGTACAGGTTGATATTACGGAATGAAAAATCCGAGGATTTCTGTGGTCACGGTCACATACTTTCCCCGGATTATGAAAGGGTGAACCCCTTTTACCATTATATCTCGCCGTGACAGCATCCTTTTACCAATAGGTTGTAAAATTATACTCCTTTTTTTTGAAATGCAAATTTTTTGCTTACCAAATTATATTGTATTCATTTACAATTATTTATTTTTGTGCTTTTTGTTTCTACATATTTCTTTCAGTTCTTGCAGCAAATCCCCATTCCTTTTTCTGAACTCACCAAAGTCAAAGGACGTCATGCCTTTTGGAAGTGTCAATATCAGCCTACGTTTTTCATACCGATACTCTACGTCTTCAATTTTCCCGTTTGTCAATGTTTTCCTTTTCATCGTTATCAAATAACTGTTTGGTAATATTATACCCTGTCATGAAGACTGGGTCTTGTATGCTTTTCCACTCCTCCACTCTTCTCAAAGCGGTGTATAACATGGCAGGAGACCTGCCCAAAATTGGGCAGGGGTTCAACCCAAAGGTTTTATACCTTTCATGCACTAATTCAATGACAGCAAATCTGGCCAATTTCACTTCTGTATTTCTACTCCTTCCGTATATCAATTCTTCTGGAACGGAAAATCCTTCTGCAGCGGAGGCCACTGCCCGTTTTATAGACTTATCCATTCCCATCAATATGGCAGAACCACACTTAGGTCTTTCTACCTGTTGTTTCAATAGTATCAATTCTGATAACTCCTTTTGTCGTTGTTCCAAGATATGAACTAATTTGGGTAATAAATATGCCAAAGCCTTTTTTCTGATACCCTGTAAATTAGTGGGCTTCCATACACCTTTTTCAATCTTACAAAAGTTACCTCCGTCCATTCCAAGATGCTTCGCCATCTCCACCTGTGAGACTCCGCAAGCAAGCCTTATTTTTCGAATTGTTTCCATACCTCTTCAATATCTACTAAATCATACGTTCCCCAATCAATGGAATTTTCAATCATACCTACCTCAACACACACCGGTGGGCATTGGGGTATGAATAAAAATAATATTATGATGAAAATCCGAACCATTCTGCCATCAAAGAATATGCCAGGTCCATGCAGATTATCAAACACACAACAACGACATAGAATGTCGTGACTCTGTCTTTTTTCAACCCGCTGCATGCACCAAAACGATACATGAGCAGCCCAAACACCCCCACCACAAATAAAACCAATAGTCGTATCATAAAAGTTGTTTTTTCAGATAATTTGCATCCTCCTGTGACATACCCCCAGGGTCACCCTCAATATCAACTCTGAAGGAATGTACACCCAACAGTTTCAATTCAGACACCAATTTATTTGCCTGCTTCTTTGCGGCAATCTCCCCTCCATCATACATAACAGGAATGGTCTTGAAAATTTTGGCCATTGCCCTCACCTGTTGAATGGTGAACTGAATGCCAAACGTCGCAAAGGCTCCCACCCCAAACCTCCACACATCCGTAATCCCCTCCATTGCAATGGCTGTGTCTGCGGCAAAAGTTCTGGGGGCACCATACAAGATATGCTTATGATGTATTATCTCCCGTTCTTCCGGGCAAGCCATATATTTCTGCATGGCCTTTCCTGTTATATCTCGGCATTGAAAAGACACCGTTTTGCCTTCCCAAACGATAGGGGCCAGCACACGATGCCTATAGTTGATAATCTTCCCATCCAAACCTTTCAAAATGGCCGTTGGACCTGTTCCAATGATGTCAAATACCCGTACAAGATAATCCACATTGAACCCTCTTTTCTGTAAATAACAGATATGTGACCTTGTCAATTCCAAATTTCCCCCAGGAAACACAAATTTTAGGTGACCTGTGAGCTTTTCTTGTTGTTCCTGCACATGCACACCTACAAACCCATAGGAGGACAATACAGCCCGGATTTCACGCTCTGAGGCCCCCGTCAGTTTTGCAAGGGTTTCTTCAGTGAAATGTTTTCCGCATCTCCAACAATTGAAGTATTGACCATACAGATTACACCCTAAATGGTTAGACGTATCCCCACAATAAGGGCAACGGCAGTTGACCCACCCTTTCTGAGTGTTGGCACCTTGTGTATCATATGGCACCCCATAATCCTGAAATAATCTAAGTATGTCTACCATGTACTATTATACCATTTTTCAATAAGATTGACATGCCATCTGCATATCTGCCATGGCTTGTTGTATCCTCTGCATACTCCAACCTTTATGCCTCAGCACTCGGACGATACGTTTCTGAGCATCTTCCGCTGCCATGGGAGCATATTTTTTGGAACAGGACAATACTACATTGGCGATGGCCAGGGCATCCCTCGATAAGTTATCAAAAAGAGAGGCCCGTGTTTCTGGCACCTCCTTGTACGTTTCCAGAGGGGCATACTGCATCTTCTTCTGGTCACTCAGAAAAGTATTCAGGTGACTATGTATGCAGTACCAGGTATAGGTGGTCACCTTACCTTTCGTTGGGTCATATTTGCGCAAGGCCTCACAATAAGCAAGGGACGCCTCGGAGAACAGCTCTTCAAAATCGATACCTGTCGTGGCATGGTATGATAATGCAATCTTTCGGATGAAATTTATGTGGTTCATATTCTAAGATATTGAATAAGTTGACATCAGCTCTGTTAATAAACTGGATTCCTCTGTTTGTTCACCATCCAGCACCATATCAAGAATCCTTCGCTTGCCATCAATCAATCTGGCAATACGTTCCTCAATCGTTCCAGCAGCAAGCAGATAATGGATGATAACGGCGTTCTTCTGTCCAATACGGTGGCATCTGTCCTCTGCCTGTACTAACTCTCCTGGAGTCCAGGGAAGTTCCATGATGGCAACATTTGAGGCTGCCGTTAAGGTCAATCCTACACCAGCCGCCTTAATATTGCCAACAAACAAACGAATGGCAGGATTGGTTTGAAATTCTGTCACGGCAGCATCCCTATCCTGCTGGCTCACTGAACCGTCTATCTTTACGACTTTTCCTGAGAAGGCTTCCATAAGGGCATCGATGACAAACTTATGCACGGCAAACACCACCAACTTCCCATCCACTTCCAGAAAGTTTTGTATCCAAGAAATGGCTTGGTTGAGTTTGCCTTTGACGGCCAGTTGTTTCAAGACCTCAATCTGAGTCAGTACTTCTGCCCCGGCAGTTTTCTTGGCCGCTTCCTCTCCTTTTGTTGCCGTTACCCACCCAATGAAATCACCCTCTGCCTTATTGTATTCTTGCACATTGGATAATTCCAAAGGTAAGATGGTGCGGACTTTTTCAGGTAGTTGTGCTAATACCTCAGATTTCTTGCGCCTTATCATTATGGTTTGAGTCAATTTCTCATGCAGTTCTTCCGTATTGGTGGCTCCGGAGAAATCCCAACCAAAACCATTCCGCTTGGCACCACAATACCTCTGGGTGTATTGCCAGAAAGAACCAATGGCATTAGGATTAATTATCTTGATGGCATTGAACGCCTCTACAGGCCTGTTCACAATAGGAGTCCCGGAAAGGCCTATAATATGGGGAATGCCTTTGGCCAATGCCTTAACAGCCTTGGTCCGTATCGCTGTCGTGTTCTTGATGTAGTGGATTTCATCCATTATCAATACCGAAGGTTTTAATCCTTGCAGTACGTCCAACCAGGCCGCCACCACGTCATAATTCACAATCAAAATATCTCCGTATATCGTGCCGGGGGAAGTACCAGAAAGCACCTGCACATTACAAGGGGTTAGCCATTTGAGCGCCTCTTTGGCCCAATTCAATTTCAGAGAGGCTGGCGCCACCACAATGGCAGGCCGAAACTCTGGGTGTAGTTGTAACCATGCCAACGCCTGGATTGTCTTACCCAGCCCCATTTCGTCAGCAATCAAAGCTCTGCCCCGTCTTGCTTCAATGAATTGCACCCCCTCCTTTTGGAAAGGGAACAACTCCGTTTTCAAACCTGGTATTTCCTGCACTTCTTGAACGGGAGCGGTTTCCTGCACTCTCCATTCTTTGACTGCCTCCGAAGCCACATACCCTCTGGCCAACAGAGCATCAAGATTTTCCAGCAAGGCAGGAGCGGACCAGCATTTCATTTCACTGTGGTACCTACGTCCTGGTATGATTTGCACCTTTGCTAACTCATCGCGATCAAATGGGAAGATAATTCTCAGCACCCTATCTCCTTCAGCATTGATTGCAAACTCCACCCTTCTGGGAGCGGAGTTCGTTTTTGGTGCAATCAACATGGCATGGTCAGCGGGCACATCTACCTGGCTCCCATTCTCCACAACCTGCTTAATGACAGCCTTTGGAATCCAGGAATTAACAACCACCTTGGATTGCACAACCTGCCGCAGACGCTCTATGTTTTCCAAAGAGTACCCACCAACCAGGTCCCAATTATGGTAATGTTTTCCACATTCTGGGCCAATGCCCAATTCCACAGAAACGGGGTGCGTCAATTTTCTGCCACACACACAGCACACCCCCATCTTGGCGGTTTCTGTCGTACCCTGGCCATATAAGAAAACAGCCTTGGATGTTTCTCCAAGTTGCACTCCTACAAAAAAGATTGGATATTTGTAGGCACTTGCAAACCCGGAAGACAACTGGTATAATTTCGCATTCATTGTTTTAATGGTATTCGTTTGACAAATGAAATAGATACTACCTTGATTATCTGTTGCCTTGCAATATAGTCAGCAACCAATTTAGCTTGCCGTTTCGTGGGTTCATCAATTATGGCAGTTTCTCCATCCGAAAATTTCACCGCATACCTTCTCATATCTATCCAATTATGATTCTAATACAAAAGTAAGCACTCGCAAGAAATAATAATACCAAACCTCCAGATATGGGTTGGTGAGTTGAGACCTTTCGGATAAGCAATATGCCAATGACAATACTAAATATGGCAAAAGAGCCACCCGCAAAAAATAACAAAGAGTTCATATCAAATATTAATTAAATTTTTCATTGTCGTAAGGTATTGAGTAAGTGTTGAGCGGAGCGGGGGGTTACCCCCGGCCCCGGCTTTCACGGGGCTGTCCCTGGCCACTCTATTTAATCAAATACCGGTAATGAGGCCTTTGGATTGGACCACTGGCAATGATCGTGAAGGCGTGAATTGTTTGGTTCCCGTCAGAAATGATCACTTCCAAATTAACACCTACCCTACATTGTTCAATGCTTAACTTTTCAACATTCAATCCTTTCTTAATGATCACCATTGCCAATTTCTCAACAGCAGCAAAATAATGGGCTTCAGCCAACTTTAGCTCTTTTTTTATATAGGCGTCAAGGCCTTTCCTTATGATTGGGAGATGCTTGTTGTAGTAGTCCTTTTCCGCCTGGTAACGTTCCCTCGGTGTAACTTGGGAGGTAAAAAAGTATCCAGACATATATTTATCGCAGAAATCAACAGAATGTTGAAACTGTGCTTCAGCCCATCTTTTCATTTGTTCTAAATAATCCTGATGGGCGCTGGCAGTTGCCGTTGCAATCTTGTTTTTGAAGGCCTTCATAGTAGTATGAATTAAATTTTGTTCCCCTCAATATTTCCGGGCTTGGGACCGTCACGCTGTTGGTGGCTATTTTAGAACTTCGTCCTCGTCCGCTATGTCTGTCTGTTTGCGTTTTTGAGCGGGTTCTGCTTACCGGGGCCCCTTTCCCGTGGGTTTCTACGTTCCCAAGACGTTGGTGTTAATCCTCGTAACACTCAGGCATCGTTCTCCTGCCACAGCCCTAAATAAGCGGCACACACAAAATTCAAATAACTTTTATGCAACAAATGTACAACGGTTTCTTGTAAAAACAAATTTTTTTTAATTTTTTTTTAATTTTTTTTAATTTTTTTTTGAAACAGCCATAAATAAAGGGGAGCGCACATCCCTGCGGGCTCCCCTCTTCCATGAATTATCCCCGAAACATTAAAATTTCACACCAACCTTCACAAAAATTGCCCCTTTCCAGTCCGTATTGGTAAGATATTGGACTCCATATACCATGCCTTTCTTATTCACAATGTCAATCGATGGCCCAAACTGAAAGGAAACAGCATCCCCTCCAACCACAATACTACCCAGCACCTGAGTTCGTTTTACCTCCACCGGAGCCTCCACAAGTTTTGGCACATACCGCAATACCGTCTTTACTCGCTCTCGATAGATTGGACGAGCCTCCACCTGCCTGTCTATCAATTCCCCCACCATTATGTCATTGATCACAACCCAGGTGCTGTCATTAATAAGACTGTCGGAATACACAACCAACGGGAGTACGTCATCCAAGGTATCCTTTTCAACAGGGTGGGGGGTTGGTTTTGTACGATACACCACGTTATCCCTATATATAGTCGTATCCCGTATGTCAATACTGTCTGGCCTGTTCGCCAGTGCTTGTATGCTATCCCATATCACGGTGGGCACGATGACCATACCTTGTGAGGGTGTGGTGGGTTTGGGTCTCATCAACAGCAACACTATGATGCCTAGCATACCTAAGAACGCAACAACCCACCCAGCATAAGCCATAAATTTTTTCATCATTCAATGGTTATATAAATCTCTTTCCCTTCCTTTTCCTTATCCTG